ATACAAAAATTCAAGTGTCCGATAATGAACGTAAAGACGACCGTACAAAGAAGATTGTATATTTGACAAATTTCCGCCACAAGTATTCGTTTGTTTATCTTGTTTGTATTAACGCAGCCGAAGAACTTGGATTTACAAAAGAACAACTGTTGAGGTGGATGGACTTGTCTATGTTCAAGCCACAACAGGGCGCGTTTATTGGATATGACCCGAACGTATTGTTTTCAACGCATTTCTTCGAAGACTTTTTGTATATGAACTTCGATAACGTTGAGGACATGGGACATCCGGATGTTGACTGGGTGACTTATCCTGACCTAAAAGAAGTGTTCAAACGCTGGGAATGGTTTGAAGATAATGACGAAGGTAGTGAGGTAAACGTTGAGGTAAAGGATGCACCTGAACTTACAACAAACACACATTCGCCGGTCCATTACAAACATTTCGAGCGTTGGCGTCTTGCAAATACACTTGTAAAATTGTACGGACAGGAAAAAGGTTACATTTATCTTCGTATGATTTGTTCGGGCGTAAAAAACAAGGAGTTACAATCGGACTGTATCACGGCGTCTCGTCATAATAAACCAATTGACGTTTGGGCCGTTAATCGTTTGAATACGCAACATGGATTCAAAATAAAATTGAACATTTCAGATGAAGAAACCAACGTACAAGAACTTTGCGAAACGATAGACAATATCGAAAACCCTACATTGCTTCGAGAGTCGCCAAACACTAAAGAATATCATATAAAATCAAACGAATATCTTGGCAATATCAAATGGCAATTGCTTAAGGATTGCGGAATGATTACACTCATCGAAGCAGGCGCAGGTGTTGGCAAAACTGAAATGGTAAAGTCGCTTACTCGAGACGGTAAACGAATTATGATGGTTATGCCGTTTACTTCAACAATCAAATCCAAGGTTGAGAACGTTGAAGGGTGGCAATACGTATATGGCAACAAGAAAGCAAAACTTGATACCGGTGACTCAATTGCACTGACAGTTGACAAGTTCAGTCACATGAATTTGATGGAACTGAAAGAGGCAGGATTTGATTATATATTTCTTGATGAGTCGCATTTGTTGTTTCAATCTGAATACAGACCGGTAATGCCTAAAGTGATTGAGATGATACGCAATACGCAAGTCCCAATTATCATGATGTCAGGAACACCCGTTGGCGAAACTGTATTCTTTGATGATATTGTCCATCTTAAGGTAATCAAAGAGGAAACGCGACAAAAGGAATTTCACGTAATTTTGACAGAAAAACCTGAAGACAATATAAACCACATGATTGACAAAATGGCACAAGATATTGTTTCAGGCAAACGTATATTGTTTCCTACGAACAAAGGAACGCTATACAAAACTCGTCTTGAGGCGCAATTGGTAAGCGTTTTGGAATCGAAATATGGTTACAAGAAGAAGGTAATTGTCAACTATTACAAAAAATCAAACGTTGGAGAAGCGTTTATGGATGACGTAAACATTCAAAAGACAATTAAGAAAACAAACGTATTAATGTGTTCCAATTATTTATCGGTGGGTGTTGATATTCTTGACCGTTTTGATTTCAATATTTATTTTAACGATATATGGATGCCGCAAGAAATAGAGCAGTTCGCAAATCGTCTCCGTTCGCATGACTTGTTTATTTATTTGTTTTTGAATAAGTGCGATGCGGATGGAAATTCGCTTGGCATAACTCACTTTAAACCATTGAATATGAAATATTCAGATGAGGAAAAGAAGTTTTACAAATCCGTAATTGATTTGTGCAACGGTATGCTCGCGCGTAATCCAATCGAGTTCAAATACAATTCTCTTATTTCAACATTTATATTGCAAAATAAGTTCATAGAATATAACGAACTTGAAAATAAATATTATATAAACGATATAGCATACAAAACAATTTACTTTGAACGCAAATACCGAGAATATGTACAACAATTACCTGTATTGACACGTGGAATGAAATCTTATGGGTATATTTATTCATCAGAGGACAAAGGCGCGTATCGAGCAAGCCGTGAGGAAATATTGTCTGCAAACGCATCAAAGGATAATGCAACGTCATTGTTACGCGCACAACAAACGTTATACGCAGAGGAACTTATGGACCTGATTACCGAAGACCGTTTGACGCTGTATCGTGATGTTATTGCGGGACGTTATGAACGTATTAAGGCGGACAAGTGGGAAGAGGATCCAATCAATAAGAAAATCTATGTAAAAAACATGGAGGTATTTGATAAGGTTATTCCGTTATTTGTTTCAATGTCAAAACTTTATGAGCCTGAAGATATTCGAGAGATATTTGATTTTTGCCGAAATAACAATGGCACTTTCAATTACGCTGCCATAACACGTATGCGTACGTTAATCAATATGGTATATAACAACAAACGAAACCGTCTTGACTTACCGATACAACGCTTTATGGAGAAGACATACGAATTTGCCGAACAGGAAGAATGCAAAAAAGTCGAAATTGACAAGTTCATCAACAAATTTTCGTTTGAATATATGAAGGCTGAATCTACTGACCCGAAGATGGCAATATTCCTGTCAGAGATTGTTACAGAACAAGTTAAGAAGAGTTTTATGATGTTGTTTAAGTGTTTGGTATCTGTATCAAAACCAAACAAAAAAGGAATTGTAAAACTTAACAAAATCGAATTGATGTGGAAAACACGTGAGGAAAAGGAATCTGAAATTTACAAAAATGAAAACATATATATACTTGCTGAATTTTTGGAGCACGTACAAATAAATAAAACTGTTATAGATAATGAGTAAAAAGAGAAGCACTTTTGTTCAATTTATGGACAAAAACGAAGAATTAGCAGAGGAATACGAAATGGAGGTAGGTGAAGATTTGTGGTCGTTACCTATTCAGGATGTTGAAGAAATAACGGCCGCAATTGCATCAAAATTAAAAATAGGATTTAATTCAGTATTAAACAATTGTATAAATTTGGCAATACAACAAAAAGAATCATTGTTGGATGTTTTGTCAAAAATAGGTGTATCTAACGAACAACAATTTGGCGCAGACAGTTCTTTGCAAAAATACTTTAAAGAAATCAATCAAATTTATACAAAGAACAACAATGAATACGATATTCCTTTTTGCGAGGAAAACCGAGAAAAAATTATCAGTATGAACCTTAAATCGGTTATTGCAATTGCGAAATGCTATCAAGGATTAGGAATTGACTTTCAGGATTTGATTAGCGCAGGCAATGAAGGTCTTTGTCGAGCGTTTGAAAAATACGACCCAAAACGAGCACGACTAAAAGAGGATGTTATCGATGCAATAAATCACTTTGGGGACACAATAACATACGCGCAATGGAAATCTATTATAACGGAGTTTTTGACCTATGGGGAGACAATAAAACGTGAATTTGACAAAAAATTTAAGGAGGGGGAAACGTATAATAAAACGGATCTTATAAAATGGGCCGAAAAGAATATAAACAATGCAAAATTCAATTCGGTTGCTTGCAAATGGATTAAGGCATTCATATTACAGGAAATAAACACAAACAGTCGTATCGTTAAAAAACCTAAATCGGAAATTGATAAGGACAAAGAAGAAACAGGCGCATACAAAAAGGAAGTAATTGTTAAAATAGACATGCCAATATCAGGTGATGACAACGGAAAAACGGTAGGCGATTTATTGACTTCTGATGATGACAACGTAGAAAAAGATTCACTAGAAAATGAAGAAAACTACAAAATATTCAAACATGGATTAAATGTATTATTAACAGGTGTAAAATCACGCGACCGTAGAATAATCCTGAAAAAGTTTGGAATTGGAATGATACGACCGTTACAACCAAACGAAATTGCAGCACAAGAGGAGTTGTCCGTTGCTCGTATTAGTCAAATTATAAACAGTACGCTCGAACAAATGATGGAAAATTCAAAAAAATACGCCGACAAGATTGATAAAGAGTCATTGTTTAGAGCATTGGAACGTTTAGTGTAAATTTTTGTTTATTATTTTCTATATTATATTGTAATAACAAACAAAGATGTTTAAGTACATAGGAATACGTGGACATAGAGGCGCCGGCAAAAACACGGTAAGCTATTTAATCGGAACTGCAATCGATTATTACCTGAGAAATAATTCTTGGGAAGGATTTTTTGATACATACAAAAACGCGGTTGAGCGAGTACTTGAAGACGAAGACTTCTTGGATGAGTCAAACTTCAAGAACGTTTTCTTCGAATCTTTCGCTGATACCGCAAAAGTTATGCTGGCGCAATTAGTTGGTATGCCTACTGAATATATGTACGACGATTGGTGCAAAGATTCTATTATTGTTGATTTGGTCAATTTTAATTATATACAGGCAAAAGACAAAATTGAATTAGAGCATTTAATTAAAGAATTGCAACCTGTATCAGCGCAACGTTTAAAAATTGATATGCTTATAGGAGATATGACTTCAATAAATGAACACGTATATATAACGCTTCGCGAATTGATTTCATACTTCAGCAAATACGTTATGCAATCATTTTTTGGTAAAAACGTTTGGATTAAATC